GTAAAATAACTCCTGATCAATTAAAAAAATTAAAATGTACTATCGATGAAGGGGAAATAGGAGACTGGTTTAAAGATGGACCTCCGTGCCTACAAACGTTAGCTAAATTTGGAATAGAAGAACAATATCGTAATGACACGCTCATTGATATGAGTCGTTATATTAAAATGAGGTACCCTGATAGTTGGGAAAAGAAAGTTCATGAATATAATACCAAGTTTTTTGAACCCATTGGAACGGGCTTACCTTATAAAGAAGTGACTACGGTCATTGGATCACGGACAAAAAAAGATTATCAATATCGTTGCTCCCAGGACCATATTAAAAGTGTCTGTAACAAATCACAATGCATCCTAAGAAAGTTTGGAGTGAAATCTCTTAAGGGCGTACCGACGACGGCCCTCGGACCTTTAACCTACGTCAAATCCACCCCCCTTAATTGGTTTTTAGGATTTGACGGAGAAGAAGTTAGATTAACTTCTAAAGAACTCACAAATCAACAATTAGCTAGGGAAGCTGCTACTGAACAAACAAAACATACCCCTCCCCGAATGAAAACTCCAGATTGGGACAGTGCTATTATAGAACTGCAAAGTAGAGCTACAGGAGAAGATGCTCCAGAAGAAAGTCAACCAATGTATAAGCTTAAACTTTATCTAACTGAGTATTGTTTCAATATGCGTAGAAGTGATGACAGAAAACAACTTCTCCTGGGGAAACCTTTCATAGATGAAGAAGAAGGAAAAATTTATTTTATGTTTGATCCTTTCTTTACCTTTATTCAGGACAGTAAAAAATGGAGACCTTTTGAGAGTTTAACACATGAAATGCTTAAAAAACTTAAAGGAATCTCTCACAAAAAAATTCATATTGCCGGAAATGTAAAACGAAATGTTTATGTTGTAGACATTGTAGTTTTTGAAGAAGACAAGGTAGAGCCTGATATGCCAGACTTCACTTTATCTGAAGAGGAGATACCATTTTGAGAACCCGTATTGCACGTCGTCAACAAACACATAAAATTTATGGCCCTCCTGGTACAGGAAAAACTACTAGATTGTTAAGAAGACTACAACAATATCTCCGTATTGATGGTTATTCCGAGACGAATATTCTAATGATTGGTTTTGCAAAAGCAACAGCAGAAACTCTAAGAAAACGATGCAAAGAAGAACTAGGTTTTGATGAAGACAGTGTTAAGGCTATCAAAACTATTCATGCAAGATGCTGGGAAGAAGTAATAAAGGATGACACAATATATAGTATTCTTACACCAGACAACCAAAGATACTTTCTAGATCTTATTAATCTGCCTCAGAGAGATTGGGTAAAAATAAAAGATTTTAAAGAACAGAAATTTGGAAATTTCGAGACAGATGAATTTGGAAGTGTTTCTGATATTGATAGTGCCAAAATGAGAAATCATTTCAATCTTATTCAGCGGGGAAGATCAATGTCTAAATACGGAGACAGCTGGGAATCTGTAGAAGACTACTATAATAATCATAATGAATTAGAATTCGGTAATGTAAGAAAGAATGATTTAAAACATACCTATGATAATTATGAAAAGTTTAAAAAGGATAATAACATAATGGATTTTGTTGACATGTTATATTATGGAATCCACAGAGCCACTTTTAAAAGTTATAAAATACTTATTGTAGATGAATGTCAGGATTTAAATCCTCTATTATGGAAAGTTATAAGAAAACTAAATGAAAAAGCGGAATATCTTGTATTGGCCGGAGATGATGATCAAGCTATTTATAAATTTAATGCAGGCGATGTCCAGGAATTTTTAACTTTTCCTTATCATACTCAGGTTACTTTAAAAATATCCCACAGACTTCCAAGGAAAATAAAAAATTTTGCTGATAGAATGATTAATTACATTCCCTGCAAAAAGGGAAGATATGGAAATCCTCCTCGCAGGCAAGAAAAAATTTATAAGGCTGCTAATAAAGAAGGCGCTATCTATTCCATCGAAGACGCAAATGAATTAAAAAATTCTGTGAAACAAGATGGAAAATGGATTTTTTGTGCACGCACAGGAAAACAGAATGATCCATGGAAAAAATTTTTTATAAGGCAAGGATTAGTATGGAAAAGTAAAGGCACAAATCTAAAAGGTAAAGATCAAAATTCTATTAACCAAGGTTTTATCTATAGCGTCAGTGATTCTGTCAAAACTATAATAGATATATATGAAGACTTAAAAGAATCAGGGACAGTGGAGGGAACAGATTTGTTTCATTTGGTAAAGCATATTAAAGGACCATTTTGTAATAGACTAAAAACCAAGCTTACAAATCCTTCAAGCGGCCTCATTGTGCCTGAACATAAGTACTCCGTTAAAGAAATTATTGAAAAAGAACAATGGCTCACAGTAGATTTTTCCAAACCTTGGTTTAATTATTTAGAATTTGACAAACCTAAGTCAGAAATTTTTAAAGACGAGGATTTTAACTCTTATATTCAAAGATGTTGGCTAAAAGATCCAACTTTTAGAGAAGCTGACATGATTATAGCAACTATTCATGGTGTTAAAGGAATGGAAGCTCCTAATGTAGTAGTATGTGATGTTTGGACCAATCTTCCATGGAGAAGTTATACAGAAAAAACACTCTCACATAGAGATGAAGAAATTAGATGTGCATATGTTGCTATCACACGATCTGGACAAAGATTATTTATATGGAGTCCTATTCTTAAATCACGTCGTAGAGAACACAGGTTTGATTTATTACACATATGAGATGTAATTGTAAAGCGTGTAGATATGCATTTGGCACTGACCTAATGTTTATGTCTTTATTAACAATAGTTTTATTTAAGGAATTTTTCTTATGAGCACATACAACAAACAAATCGGAGGAACACATTATAAAAAAATGAAAATTCACCCAAGCAAATTTGTAATTGAGAATAAGTTGCTTTTCCCTGAGGGAAATGTTATCAAATATATCTGTAGACACCCTTATAAAGACGGAAAGCAGGATTTGAAAAAAGCAAAACATTTTATAGATATGATTATTGAAAGAGATTATTCATGACAGAGCACCCACTTTTTTCTTCATCAGTAGAATGGGTTAATCCTGATAAATTTCCGGATCTTTCTAATTATTCGGAAATAGCAATAGACTTTGAAACTAAGGACCCTGATTTAATTAAAATGGGTTCAGGTTCCATACGAAATAATGGAAATGTTGTAGGAGTTGCTGTTGCTGTTAAAGATTGGTGTGGCTACTATCCCATCGCCCATGAAGGCGGAGGAAATATGGACCGTCAACAAGTTCTGGGATGGCTTTCTGATATCTTAAAAACTTCGGCCGATAAAATTTTTCACAATGCCATGTACGATGTGTGCTGGATCAAACAATTAGGTCTAGAAATAAAAGGCCGTGTCATTGATACAATGATTGTAGCTGCCCTACTAAATGAAAATAGAACCTTTGAAAAAAAGGGCTATGATCTTAACTCAGTGGCTAGGGAATACACGGGGATGGGAAAAAATGAATCTGCTCTAAGACTCGCAGCTACTGAATGGGACATCGATCCTAAAGCCGAACTTTATAAACTTCCAGCTATGTATGTAGGTGCCTATGCTGAAAAAGATGCAGAAATTACGCTAGCTTTATGGCAAGAACTAAAAAAAGGAATTGAACAAGAAGGTCTTCAAAAAATCTTTAAATTAGAATCGGACCTTTTTCCTTGTTTGGTAGAAATGAAATGGAGAGGTGTGTGCGTTGACATAGATCAGGCTGATCAAATGGAAAAACATTTGAAAAAAAGAGAAAATATTCTTATGAAACAGATTGAAGACGAAACAAATATTAGACCAGATCTTTGGGCTGCACGTAGTGTTGCAAAAGTTTTTGATGTTTTAAGACTTAAATACCCTACTACAGAAAAAACAGGAGCTCCTTCTTTTACGAGAGATAGATTAAAAGATCATCATCATCCTGTAGTTAATATGATTAGTCAAGCCAGAAGTGTCAATAAAACAAGAACTACTTTCATTAAAACTATAAAAAAACATGTTTACAAAGGTAAAATTCACGCCGACATTAACCAATTACGATCAGATACCGGTGGTACTATCACTGGAAGATTTTCTTACTCCAACCCCAATTTACAACAGATACCTAATTATAGCGACGCTGGTCTAGGTATAAGATCTATTTTTTCACCAAACTCTAAGGACGAAAGATGGTGTTCCTTCGACTATTCCCAACAGGAACCTAGACTTGTAGTTCATTACGCTGCTCTTTTAGAGATACCAGGATCTGACAATTTCGTTAAAGGATATAAGGATGGTGTCCTTAATGAAAAAACTGGAAAAAAAGAACCTGCAGATTTTCATGACATGGTTTCAGAGTTAGTTGATATTCCTCGATCCCAAGCTAAAACTATTAACTTAGCTTTGTTCTACGGAATGGGTAAAGGTAGACTAGCAGATAGCTTAAAGTTAAGTAAAGATGCAACCTCTTCAATTTTAATTAAATATAATCAGATGGTACCCTTCGTTAAACAACTCAGTCGTAAAGTGTCACAACGGGCACAAGAAAGAGGATATATTGAAACCATAGGAGGTAGACATTCTCGCTTTCCTACGTGGGAGAAAAAAGAATTTCAACCTGATAAATCAAAAGTGGTACCACCTGTCTCAGAAGATGAAGCAATTAAATTATATGGTCGAGGAAATATACGTAGAGCCTTTACTTATAAGGCTTTAAACAAATTAATTCAGGGAAGTGCCGCTGATATGACTAAAAAAGCAATGGTAGATCTCTACAAAAATGGTATAGTGCCGCTCATTCAAATTCATGATGAATTGAATATATCCATTCCTAAAGATGGAGAGGAAAAAAAGAAGGAGAATATTATAGACATCATGAAAAAGGCTGTTGAACTAAACGTTTCCAACCTAGTGGACTGCGAGTGTGGGGAAAGTTGGGGAGACGTAGAATCTAATGAGGAGGATTAAAATGGAAAAAGTAAAACAAGTTTGGACATGGGCAAAAGCTCATCCACAGACATCTATCATTGTAGTGGTAGTAGTCGTTGTTATTTATTTTCTAGTAAACTAGAGTCATATGAGAGATGGCTTATCTGAATGTAAATACACCTGCTACTTATGCGCAGATCAGAAGAGAATATCTCTATGACCTTAAAGAACATCACGGAGAAGTTGAAGACTGTATCATTTTCGCGTTGGCTAGTATCACTGGTCGTCCGATTTTATTCCATGCCATTATGGA